CTAACAATAGTCTTGTATTTGTTATGTACGTTAATCAATCGTTAGTCTACGAATTTAATTAAATCTCTGAAATTGATGTTTAAGCCCTCTGAACTGTTTATGTCTACACTTTCTTTAGGTTTACCATAACGATAGCTTAAATATAGTTGTAAAGCCCTCATATCACCTTTAGATACCAACTCGCCTAACTTTGCCAATGCTTCGTCTTTGTCTATTATAGCATCTAACCGCTCTATTAGTTTATGCTCGGCAGCTTTGCTTGGTCTACCACCTTTATTGCCTTTAGTACCTTTATTAAATCTTCTTTTATCCATAATCAGTATTTAATTAGTTTACTGAACTTACTAATATATAAACAAACTATTATTTTTTTAGAACAACCTTTGTTGTGCTTTGTGTTGCTCTATTCTTTTCATTGCTGCATCGTAATACTCTTTATCCAATTCACAAGCTGTTAAATCATATCCTAAATTATGACAAGCAATGGCTATTGACCCACTTCCTAAATGTGTATCTAATATCTTATCCCCCTTTTTTGCGTAATTCATTAAAAGCCATTCATATAAAGCGGTTGGTTTTTGTGTTGGGTGTATTCTGTTTCTATTTTTAGCAGCATTATAATCATATTTTTTTGCACTTGTTTTAAAGCTACTCCAAGCTAATTCATATTGAGCAAACGTTACATCTTCGCTAAAACCTTTATCCCATAATAACCAACAAGGACTTGGGTATAAATAATCTGTCATATAATTACCTCCCCATATTATTTGATTTTTACTAACTCTAAACAATTCCTTGAAATAACTTTCACTTGGTATTGATTTGTCTTTACCTGCAAATTTATGATAATCGCTTTTTTTGTCCCCTTTACGTCTACCCATATTTACATTAATATCAATCCCATACGGAGGGTCTACAATAGCAAGGTCAAAGTAATTATCCTCATATCTTGCCATCAGTTCCATATTGTCTTCGTTTGTTATCAGCATAGTACAGGGTTTTTAACAGGTCTGTTTAATGTAGCGCCTTTAACTTCTTTTATTTTCTTTTGTGGTTTAGTGGCTTCTATTAGTTTGTTGTATACCTTTAATCTTGTGTTTATAAAGTTTTCTATTGTTTGTTCGTTCCATTTGCTAATCGTATCTAAGACGTTGTCTAATAGTCTTTCTTTTTCTTCGCTTATCACGTCCTCTGACCTAATTATATTTAGCTTATTGTCTTTTATTACTTGGTTGTATATTTTCTTATCGTGTTTCTTAACTATATCAAAATCTTTGTAGTGGTATAACGCTGCATCGTGTTTTAGTCCTACTTCTTGACCTAATGCTTGAAACGTATATCCTAACTCTCTTGCTAATCTACAATACACCTTTCTTGCGTATGAGTACTCACGTTGTCTATTGCGTTCCGATATATCAAATTTATAGTATTTGTTTAGTTCTTCTTTAAGTTGTTGTAGTGTCATTATTCTATCTTTGTAAATTCTGCGGTTTGTGTTTCGTTTATCTCTTCTTTGTTTTCAAAATACCTATCTACTAAAGCGTCAATCATTATAAGTTCGTCAATAGTAGCTGTTTTTATTTTGTGTATTAAGCCATCTATTTTGTTGAGGACGTTTATACACATTTCTGGGTTGTTATGGTATACTGTGTTAAAACCCTCTTGATACACTTCTTCTAATAGTTTGTTAGTCTTACCTACTTGGTATTTTATGTTTTGCCTAAACGCCTTACTTCCTTTTAGTTCATCGTTTGCTTCCAAAAGTAATTGTGCTATTAATACACTCTTTAAGTAATTTAAGTGTTTGTCGCTTATTACTTGTTCTTCTCTATCCATTTTTCCTGTTCGTTTCTTATGTATTCAATTTCTCGTCTTAAATAATCAGCAGCTTTTTCTAAGTCTTTTAATTCACTTTCTTTTTTACCTGCTCTACAAATGTATTTAATTATGTTACCCCTGTTGAAGTTTAGGTTGTAGTCTTTTATAAAGTCTATAACATCATAGCCCTTACCATTCTCATAATGTAAGTATGTTGCTCTCATTATATTATTGCGTTGTCTAACATTTCTATTAAGTGTCGTATCTCGCTACGTTCAAACTTGCCTGTAACTTGTGCGTTATAAGTCTTAAACGTCAAGTGATACATATCTTTTTCTGTTTCGTGTTTGTTTTCTTTTTTTCCTAAGTACTCAATCTTTAAATCAAATTTCATAGTTGTTTTTTTTATTGTGCTTTATTTAAAATATAATGTAATGTTCCCTTGCTACTTATGTTAAAATGTTCCATAGTTTTCTTGTATGACTTTTCTTTTGCATAATACTTTTTTACAACATTTGGGTTGTGTTTTTGCCAATGTAAAGTAGCTAATTTAGAGTGTGCTAATCTATCTTCTTTTTTTCTATCCATCATATTATCTGACTGTGTGCCAATTACAATATTTTCTTTTGAATTATCTAAAGGGTTTCCGTTTAAATGTCTACACACTACACCCTTTTTATATATCTCATCGCCATATTTTTGATATGCTTGAAGTCTGTGTGTTGAGCAATTTACATAACCAACTTTCTGTCTTATTTTAAATCTATGATAGCCATTTGAAACGCTACCGATACTCTTACCACTTAAACCTATTAAATCGCCATTATCATTTACTCTATAACCTTTGTTATATGCAATAACTTCGTTTTTGTTAAATACACTCATAGTTTTATAATTGTCCTGTTAAACAATAGTTATCTAAATCTGCACCCTCTATAAAGAATTGATTATATAGGTGTAGTGCTTTTTCTACTTTTTCCTCGCCTCTGAAATAAAATTCTTCTGAACAGTTAAATATACCAATATCTAAACTACCCTTGTCTAAAGCTAAGAAATAAAAGTCTTTGTGGCTTTTACCGAACAAATTACAATATAAATAGCATTGTACATCATATCCGTATTTATTGGCTGAATAGCTAAACCCTTTTATGTCTGTTGTAGTTTTAAGGTCTACTATTTTATCCTTGCCTAATACATCTGCCTTACCTCTAAATGGCATATCCATTACCTCGCCTATTACAGGTACTTCAAACTCGCTATCTCTTATTAATTCCTTTGCGTGTTCGTTTCTTAAAAACGCATCAGCTAAACGTTCTGCATCGCTTCGTTCTTTAGCTGTAAACACTCTTGGGTTTTCTGCTTTCGCTTCTCTAAACTTCTTTGTGTTCTTGCTTTGAACGTCTATAAAGGTTTGTGCCTCGAAAACGTTTGGCTCAAGGATAGCGGTGTGAAACAACCAACCATCACGCAATGCTTGGCTTTCTGCACTTCCATACTCCAAACTAAACTTATAAGTCTTAGTGCTTGATAGAAGTGTTTTAAGACTACTACTACTAAGGGCTAATCTATTTAGTTCGCCATAGTAAAAATTGTCATCTAACATACGTTTAAGCAACTCTGCTTTGTCGTATTGTTTTCCGTCTAATAATCTTATTTTATTCAAGGTCATAATTTTTACAAGTTTCTGAACAGTATGTTTGTCCGTTGGTTTCTGTGTCGCACATTTTACAGGTGCTTAGTTCGTCTGGTGCATCTATGTAATCGTCCCAAATATTCATATTTCGTATTGTTTTAATTTGTTTTCTAATTCTTCTATTTGTTCTATTTGTTTTTGTATCATATCGTTTTTTTGCTGTCTAATAAGACTAATCCTTTTATGTAATACCTCAACCTCTGTTTGCAGTCCGTTTGTGAACATTCCTATCTCGTTCATTGCCTTTACGCAATTTCTAAGGTCGGTGTTTAATGGCTTGGCATCTTTCCAGTCCATTATCTTATCGGCTAACCAATTAAACCATAAATGATATGCTTGTTTTTGTAGTATGTCCATTATGAAGCTGCACCAATAATAAACCCTAACACAAAAGTTAGAGAAGCAAATAACAATATAGCCATACGGATAATAAATGCTCGTGCTTCTTGTTGTTGTTGTTCTTGTTTTTCTAATTCTTTTTGAGTGTAAACCTCAATTCTGTTTTTGCGTGTTTGGATATGTAACCCTGTTTTAGTTTTCTTCATTTTATTGGATATTAAATATTATACTTTTTATTATTAGTTCTCTATTCTCTAAACGTTTCTTAATGCGTTCTGTTAAACTACCTTTTGTTTTTAGTTGTATAAGTGTAGTTTGTATCTGTCTATGTTCTTTTTTTAAATCTGTTAGTTGTGTTTTCATAATTGTTATTGTTTACACAAATATACAAACTTTTTTATTATAAACAAATTATAAACAAATTATTTTTTAAAATCGTTTAAATTAATTATTGACGCTTGGCTTTCATCTAACAAATAACAGGGTTTTAATACTTTCTTTTTTGTCCATAGCGTTGTGTCTGGACAATACATATCTTTGCTCTTTAGGTCTTTTAGGTTGTTGAGCCAATACATATAGTTCCCTTTAGGGTCGTTTACAAAGTACAATGCAATCTTACCTGTTTCTATTAACTTATCGTACTTGTAAACCTCTAATAGTTTTTCTTTGTAGTATTTTTTTCTAAACTTAAATTCTATTATACATTCTTTGCCTTTTGGTGTCGTGCCTATTGCGTCGTAATGCTCAAACCCCTCGCCTGTGTGTTTTAAGTTCCACCCATCTAAATTCAATAGTGTTATTACTGCTTGTTCCCACTTGTGTACGTCTTTTATCATTTATTGTAAAGTCTGTCAATATCAGCTATCCATCGTTTTAATTCTTTGGGTCTGCAACTGCACGGTTCGTAATATGTGTGATTATAATACTTTGCGTGAAGCGTACATAATAGCTTGTATTGTGGTTGTGTTAG